GATGGGCTGAGGCCCCGGCGCAAGGCCAACGGCGTTCAGGGCTCAGGCGCTCACGCGTTCTACCGACAATCCCGGAGCCAAGAACCGTCCGTCGCTGCCGGCGCGGGCAGGTGACCAGATATGCCATGCGCGGGTGTGCAGGGCGGGGATCGGTGTGTCGTGCGGAAGGGCGAAACGATGCCGGCGGCCATCGGGAAGGATGGCCTCGAACCATGACCAACCGGGTGGCAGTGGCGGCGAGTCGGGCATGGGCGGTCCGGCGGCGGGAGGGATGACACGGCAGTGGTTGAAGGAAATTTCCTTTTCTTGAATCGACCCTTACTGCCGATGGTGCGAGAATGGAACGATCTCGATTAGGTAAATAGGAAATTTCCTATATTCAAAAGCAACGGCGGAAGGCCGTATCCAACGCGACGAGAAGAACGAGCCGCAGTGCCGAGGGTGGTGCGCTGCGCGCGGTGCCGGCTGTCGCAACCGAAAGAGGGGGAAAACGCCATGCCCATTGCCGCACGCACGCGTGCCTTTGCCGAACCTTTGGCCCAGGAGGCCCTGGCTGGGCCGGCTGGCCCGGCACCCGAGAGCGAGCGCCGGGAGGAGCGCGTGTCGCTCGCGGGCCTCAGCTGGACCGAGCGGACGACGTATCATGCCCTGGTGGAGGCGGCCGACGCGGGGCTGCCCTGTCCGACGAACATCGATATCGAGATGTTGTGCGGGTACAATTCCTGCTCGATGGGGCCGGTCATGGTGCGGCGGCTGGAGCGCAAGGGCTTCATCCGGGTCGAGCGTTTCCAGCGGTTTCGGATCGTCGAGATCGTCGCCAGCGGCAAGCGGACCGCGCGCAGTGCCAGCATGCACGTGGACCGCCCGCATGTGCCCAAGGGGGCGCGGACGCCGCGGCCGACCGATCGCAAGCCCTATCGCCAGGGGCGCGATTGATGGCGCGGCCGCGCAAGCTGCCGCATGACGCGGCACTGGCCGAGGCGGTGCTGGCCGGGCTGGCCGAGGGAGTGACGCTGCGCAAGCTGTGCCGGCGGCACGGCGTGGCGGCCTCGCTGGTCCAGCGCTGGCGCCTTGAGGACAAGGACTTCGCCCGGCGCTTCGCCCTGGCGCGGGAGGCCGGCTTCGAAGCGATCGCCGAGGAGGCCCTCGAGATCGCCGACGACGATGCCGAGGACGCCATAACGAAGGAAAAATCCGACGGGAGCGTCAGCGTCGCCAAGAATCCCGACAACGTGGCGCGCGCGCGGCTGCGGGTGGAGACGCGATTGAAACTGCTCTCGAAATGGGCTCCCGGCAAATACGGCGAAAGCGCGGGGAGCGACGGGCCGGACTGGAGCGCGCGGCTGGCCGCGGCACGGGCACGGGTCCTTCGCGGGCGGTGATGGCGCGCCTGCGGCATGAGCGGGGGAACAGGCGATGATGTCCAGCGAACTGGCCGAGGCGATCGGCGGCTTCACGCACGACCCGCTGGGCTATGCCCTCTATGCCTTCCCGTGGGGCGAGGGCGCCCTGGCGGGGATGACGGGGCCGCGAGGCTGGCAACGGCACGTGCTGGCCGAGATCGGCGCGCACCTGGCCGACCCCGCGACACGCCACCAGCCGCTGCGGATCGCTCGCGCTTCGGGACACGGCATCGGCAAGTCCGCGCTGGTGGCGATGGTAGTCAAATGGGCGCTCGACACCTGCCCCGATGCACGCGTGCTGGTGACGGCCAACACCGAAAGCCAGCTCGATACCAAGACCGGACCGGAGATCGCCAAGTGGGCGCAACTGGCGCTGACCGCCGGATGGTTTCGCCAGACCCGGCGGGCGCTGACCGCGACGGCCGCGGGGCACGAGGCGGCGTGGCGCTGCGACCTGGTGACCTGGAGCGAGCACAACACCGAAGCCTTTGCCGGGCTGCACAACCTTGGCCGGCGGATCGTGCTGGTCTTCGACGAGGCGTCGGGCATCGCCGATGCGGTGTGGGAAGTGGCGCTGGGTGCGCTGACCGACGAAGGTACGGAACTGATCTGGCTGGCGCTGGGCAACCCGACTCAGAACACCGGCGCGTTCCGCGAATGCTTTGGCAGGCATCGCAGCCTGTGGCGTACCGCGCAGATCGATGCGCGCGAGGTCGAGGGCGTGAACCGTGCCTATCTGGACGAACTGGTCGCAGCCTATGGCGAGGACAGCGATGTGGCGCGCGTCCGGGTGCGCGGCCTGTTTCCTTCGAGCGGGACGCTGCAGTTCATCCCGCTCGACCTGGTCGAGGCGGCGCGGCGGCGCACCGTGCCGGAAGGCTTGCCCAGCGATCCGGTGATCTTCGGCGTCGACTGCGCGCGGTTCGGCGACGACGAGAGCGTGCTCGCTATCCGTTGCGGCCGGGATGCGCGCAGCCGGCCGTGGAAGGCGTGGCGCGGGGTGGACGCGATGCAACTGGCGGGCGACATTGCGCTCGAGGCGGCGCGGCACCGGCCGGACGCGATCTTCGTCGATGCCGGCAATGTCGGCGCGGCGGTGGTCGATCGGCTGCGGCAATTGCTGGGCAGCGACGTGCCGGTGATGGAAGTGTGGTTCGGCGGCAAGGGGCGCGAGGCCGAGCTGGAGCCGGGGGTGGCTGTGCCGACCGCGAACAAGCGGGCCGAGATGTGGACGCGGATGCGCGCCTGGCTGGCGCAGGCGGCGCTACCCGACCACGAGCGGCTGCGCGATGACCTGATCGGGCCGACCTATGGCTTTGCCGCCGACGACACCCGCGTCCAGCTGGAGCGGAAGCCGGACATGAAGCGGCGCGGATTGCCCAGCCCCGACTGGGCCGACGCGCTGGCCTGCACCTTTGCCGAGGCAGTCGGCCCGCGCGCCGTGCCGGCATGGCTGGCGCCGCCGCCACGCGAGGACGACGGCGCCGGCCGCTATGGCGAGCTGGGCTGAACCCTCAGAATTCGGACCAGTCCGCCGCGGCCGCCGCAGAGCCTTGCGTGGCGAGGCGCGGGCGGACGACGGGAGCAGGCGTCGGCTGCACAGGCTTGGCTTCGGCAGGCGGGAGTGCGGGGCGGCTGGCCGGCGCGACCACGGCCAGCGCGGGTGCCGGATCGAGGCGGGCAACGCCGCCGGCGCGGCCGGGGGTGGCATCGCCGAGGCTGAAGTGGTCGATCGCGGTGGACAATTCGTGCGCGCGCGCGGCGAGGGCATGCGAGGCCGCGGCGCTTTCCTCGACCATCGCGGCGTTGTGCTGGGTCGAACGATCGAGCTCGTTGATGACGTCGCCGATTTGGCGAACGCCGGTGGCCTGGGTCTGCGTCTGGCTGGCGATGGCGCCGACCTGGGCGTTGATCTCGGTCACGCGCTCGACGATCTTCGACAGGACTGACCCGGCATCGCCGACCAGCGAAACGCCTTGCGCCACCTGCTGGCTGGAGACGGTGATGAGCTTGCGGATGTCGCGCGCGGCATCGGCGCTGCGCTGGGCAAGCGCGCGGACTTCGGTAGCGACGACCGCGAACCCGCGGCCCGCCTCGCCGGCACGCGCGGCCTCGACACCCGCGTTGAGCGCGAGCAGGTTGGTCTGGAAGGCGATGCCGTCGATCACCCCGATGATCTGGGTGATCTGTTCGGCAGACTGCGAGATTTCCGCCATGGCCTCGACCGCGCGGGTCACGACCGCGCCGCCGTCCGAGGCCTCGCGCTGAGTGTCGGCGACCGCGGTCTGCGCGTCGGCGGTGGAGCGCGCGGTGTTGTCGAGGCCGGTGGTGACCTGAACCATCGCGGCGGCCACTTCCTCGAGGCTGGCGGCCTGCCGCTCGTTGCGTTCGGCGAGGTTGTCCGCCGCAGCCTGGATCTCGCGGGCGCTGGTCAGGACCGCGTCGGCACTTGCGGCGACCAAGGCCATCACCTGCTGAAGCGCGCCGAGTGCGTGATTGTAGTCGGCGCGCAGCGAGGCGTAGCGCTCAGGCAGCGGCTCGGTGATGGTGGTGGCGAGGTCACCGCCCGAAAGCCGCTTCAACGCCGTGCCGAGCGTCGAGATCACCACTTCGATTGCGTTGCTGCGACGGATCGCCAGAGCGTTGTCGCGAAAGGTCGCCATGGCTTGAGTCATGCGGCCAACGCAGTCGGTGTGGTGCGTATAGTCGATGTGCGATTCAAGATCGCCGGCGGCAAGGGCCTCCATCCGCACGACGGTATCGACGTAGGGCCGGCACACGCGCTCGCTGGCGATCAGGACCGTCGCGACGCTGAGCAGCGCACCTGTCGCGGTGATCGACAGGCCAAGCCACCACGGTCCAAGGCCTGCGGCCAGGAGCGCCGCACCGATGAGCGCGAGGGCGCCGGCCGCCGCGTGCACGGCCAGCATCGCCCGGAATTTGGTGCGGATCGGTGCGTCCTGTTCGAACCATGCCAGCATGGGCAGACCTCTTTGCAAAGTTGAGCCGGGAATAATCGCGGTCTGGTTAGCGCGGGGCCCTTCAACCGAGCGGAAAGATCCCGATACGGATCGACCCTGATGGCCTTGCGGACATGGCGCGATTCAACGCCGCCAAGACGCCGCCTAGACAGCTCCTCGACCCCTTGAGGAGGTGCCCGTCATGTGCAGCACGCCGACCATTCCAGCCGCCGCCGAGCGGCAATCCCTCAAACTGCCTGACCAGGGCGCGCCTGCCGCATCGGCCGACGCGCTGCGCTGGCGCCGCGCGCTGCTGGCCGGGATGGTGACGTCTCCGCTCGGGCTCGGCGGGGCGGCGCCCGTGACCTCGGCGCGGCTGGGAGGAGGCGCTCTTGGCTGATCCCCGCGCCATTCGCGCGCATTGCGAGGCGCGCCTGTCGATCATGAAAACCGTCCGCCAGGACTATGAAGCCGAGGCCGAGCAGATAGCGCGCTTCGCCCAGCCGGCACGCTCGCGCTTCCTGGCGGGGTCGCGCGACCGTTCGGGGGCGCGGCGGCGCCAGTGGAACAAGACGCTGTTCGACCCGCACGGGATCGAGGCGTTCCGCACGCTGACCAACGGCATGACCTCGGGCCTGTCGAGCGCGTCGCGTCCGTGGTTCACGCTCAAGACCGCCGACGACGACCTGATGGAGGCCGACGGCGTGCGCGGCTGGCTGTCTGCGGTCGAGCGCCGGCTCTATGCGTTCCTGGCATCGACCAACTTCTATGGCGCGGCCAAGGCCGGTTATGGCGAGATGGGGCTGTTCGGCACCGAGGCCTGCGTCATGGTCGAGCATCCGCTGGCGGGCGCTGTGTGCCATGCGCTGACCTTTGGCGAATACTGGATCGCGCTGTCCGACGCGCTGGTGCCCGACACGCTCTATCGCACCTGCCCGATGAGCGTGAAGCAGGCGGTCGAGACGTTCGGCGACGCGGTCTCGCCCGCGACGCGCGCGCTGTACGATCGCAGCCAGTACGAGGCGGTGGTCGAGGTCATGCACGCGATCGAGCCCGATCCGGGCCACGATCCGCATCGCTTCGGCTCGAAGGCATGGCGCAGCGTCTATTGGGAGGCCAATGCGCGTGGCGACCGGCTGCTCAAGCTGTCGGGCTACAACGAGCAGCCGTTCTGGGCACCACGCTGGGACGTGGTCGGCGGCGACACCTATGGCCACTCGCCCGGCATGGAAGCGCTGCCGGCGCTGCGCGAGTTGCAGATGCAGGCCAAGCGGCGCAACGAGGCGATCGACCAGATGGTCAAGCCCGAGAAGATCGTGCCGCCCGGCGTGCGTCTGACCGGCGAGCCGGGGCGCACGGTGACGGCCTCGGGCCTCGACCGCGAAGGCGTGCTGATCCCCTATCAGATGCCGTACCAGGCGGTGGCGGCGATCGGCGAGGAAATGGACAAGTGCCGTCGCCAGATCGACGGCCTGAGCTTTGCCGACCTGTTCAACGCGATCACCAGCATGCGCGGCGTCCAGCCGCGAACCGTGGAGGAGATCGCCAGCCGCAACGAGGAGAAGCTGACGCAGCTTGGCCCGGTGATCGAGCGGGTGGCCAATGAAAAGCTGCAGGTGGCGATCGACCGCGCCTTTGCGATCATGAGCCGTGGTGCGATGCTGCCGCCGGCGCCCGCTGCGCTGCACGGCCGCGCGGTGCGGGTCGAGTTCGTCTCGATCCTCCAGCAGATGCAGCGCATGGTCGGGATCGGCCAGATCGAGCGCGTCGTCGGCTTCGTCGGCAATCTTGCGGGCGCACATCCCGAGGTCCTCGACAAGATCGACTTCGACGAGGCGCTGGACGAATACGCCTGGCGTGCGGGCACCCCGGCGCGGATCCTGCGGCCGGCAGGTGCAGTTTCGGTGCTGCGCGCCGAACGGGCGCAGGCGGCCCATGCGGCGCAGCAGAGCGCGCAGATCGCGCAGATGGTCCCGGCGATGAAGGACGCGGCGGCAGCGGCCGAGTTGCTCTCACGCGCCGATGTCGGCGGCGAGAGCCTGCTGCGCAAGCTGGTCCAGCCATGAGCCTCCCAGCCGAGGATGCCGAGTTCCTGCTCGGCCGCGTGGAATTCCGGCGGTTCCTCAACGCCGCGATTCAAGCCGCCGGCCTGCTGGGCCATCACGGCATGGCGGGCAGCACGCAGGAAGGGCCTCTGGCCTTTCACGAAGGGCGCCGCAGCCTGTGTCTCGACCTCGTCGCGCTGGCTCATCGTGGCCAAGACGAGACGACCCGCCAGCGTGACCCACTCGGCCTGACGACGATTCAGGCCGTGATCCAAACCGCCCTCAGCGCAAAGGACATCCGCCTTGAGCGACCCGCTTCCCTTACCCGATACGACGAGCTCCCCGGCGAACCCGGAGACGGCCCCACTGGCGACCCCGATCCCGACCGCCGGTCCCGCACCGGCTGAGGTGCAGCCGCAGATGCCGGAGCCTCGCCCCGGCGTGCCCGAGCGCTACGACTTGGCGCTGGAGGGGCTGACGCTCGACACCACGCTGCTCGAAAGCGCGGACCCGGTGCTGCGCGAGCTGGGCCTGTCGAACGACCAGGCCGGCAAGCTGCTCCCGCTGGCGCAGGGGGTGATGCAGCGCACGCAGGAGACGCTGCTGGCGCACTTCGCCGATGCCGCCGCCGCGCAGAAGCGGGCCTGGGCCGAGGAATTCGCCGCCGACCCCGAGATCGGCGGGGGTCGGGCGCGCGAAAGCGAGCATCTGGCGGCCCGTGGCCTCGATGCGCTCGGCTTCACCGAGGGCCATCCGTTCCGCGCGGCGCTCGCCGACAGCGGGTTCGGCAACCACCCCGACATGATCCGCGCCTTCCGGCGGCTGGGCGAACTGCTCGCCGAGGACGGCGCCTTCGCCCGTGCCCACACCGGCGGCGCCTCGCAACGTCCCGTCTGGGAGCGCCTCTATCCCCAGGAAGCGAAATAAGGAGAGAGCAGCATGGCCATTCTCGGCGCAAGTTACTGGAATCTCATCGACGTCCTCAAGGCCGGCGGCGATGGCCTCGGCGATGTGGTGGAGGCGCTGACGCAACTGACGCCCTTCATGAAGGACGCCAACGTCGTCAGCTGCAACAGCGGGACCGAGCACCGCTCGACCATCCGCACCGGGCTGCCCGCGGTCTCGTGGGGCGCGCTCTACCAGGGCATCGCCCAGTCGAAGGGCAATTATACCGAGGTCAAGGACACCACCGGCTTCGTCGAGGGCCTGTCCTCGGTCGATGAGCGCCTGCTCAACCTCAAGCCCGCGGAAGCCGCCAAGATGCGGCTGGTCGAGGGGCAGGGCTTCCTCGAGTCCATCGCCCAGACCGTCGACAGCGCGATCTGGTATTCGGACGTCAAGGTGAACGGCAAGCAGTTCCACGGCCTGGCGCCGCGCTACAATGCGCTGTCCAACGCCAACGTCGTCAACGGCGGCGGCACGCAGGCCGACAACACCTCGATCTGGTTCGTGACGCACGGCGACATGCAGACCAGCGTGATCGTGCCCGATGCGGTGCCCGCCGGCGTCCAGCGCGAGGACATGGGGCGCCAGCGCGTGCTCGATGGCAACGGCAATCCCTATTACGTCAAGGAAGAGAAGTTCACGCAGCACCTTGGCCTGTGCGTCAAGGACTGGCGCTTCAACGGGCGTATCGCCAACATTGACGTGTCCGACGTGATCGCCGGCACGGTCGCGCTCAACCCGCTGATGCGCAAGCTCTACTACAAGCTGCAGGGCCGCCGCGCCTACAAGATGGAGCGCGAGGGCCAGGTCAGCCCGGGTCGCACCGTGATCTACATGAACCGCCTGATGCTCGAGGCGCTCGATGCCGAGACCAGCAACGGGCGCAGCGGCGTCGACAACTTCGTGCGGCTGACGCCGATGGAAGTGCAGGGCGAGGAAGTGATGACTTGGCGCGGCATCCCCATCCGCGAGACCGACGCAATCGTGACCAGCGAGGCGCTGGTCGCCTGAGCCCCACGCGCCTGAGCCTTTCAGCGGGCGCCGCGCCGCTTCCCCTCGGCGCGGCCCCGATCCTTGCCCACTTGCGAAAGACCCTGCGATGATCCTCGATACGTCCCTTGTGTTCAGCGACGGCCAGGCCGTCACCGCCTCGGCCCCTTCGGCCAATGTCATCGACCTCGGTGCGACGGGCACGCCGTTCGGTGCCAGTGCCGCGCTGGTGCGCGACATCGGCCGCGGTAGCGAAATCGACCTGGCGGTCAGCGTGACCCAGGCCTTCGCTGGCCTCACCAACCTGCAGGTCTCGGTCCAGGCCTCGCCCGACAACGCCACCTGGACGACGATCTCGAGCGGCGCGACGGTGCCGGTCGCATCGCTCGTCGCTGGCTATCAGTTCAAGGTTCCCGGCTCGATCGAGGAGGGGGCGAACGCACGCTACCTGCGGCTGTATTACACCGTCGGCGGCAGCAACGCGACCGCAGGCAAGCTCACCGCCGCGATCGTCGCCAGCCGCCAGACCAACCTCGGCACCGGCGGCCAGTAAGCGCGCTGCGCTGCGCCGGCCTGCCCCTTGGCCGGCGCAGCGGCCTTTCCCGAAACGAGAAGGAGACATCCATGGCAGCCGCCACTCAAAGCAGCTTTGCCGCCACCAGTGCCTGGCAGGATATCGCCGCGACGCTGACCGCCGCCGCGAATGCCGATGTGCTGTTGCAGAACACCACCCCGCAGCCGGTCAAGGTCTGCTTCGGCGGGGCGAGCGCGCCGGCCTCGGATGCCTCGGGCGTCACGCTGGCGCGGCTCGAGACGATCGTGGGCAATGCCGCCAATATCTGGGTCCGCTCGCCCGGCGGCAGCACGCTGGCGGTCAGCATCGGCCATTCGGGCGGCGTCGCCGGCGCGATCGCGGCGGGTGCCACCGATGCCGGCAACCCGGTCAAGATCGGCGGGGTCTACAACCTCACGCAGCCGACGCTGGCCGACGGGCAGCGCGGCAATGCGCAGGTCTCGGCCCGCGGCGAATTGCTGGTCGCGCTGTCGAGCGCGGGCTCGGCGCTGAGCGTGCTGTCGGCATCGGCCGACGGCAATGCCACCAGTGGCAACGGCCTGTGCGCAGTGGCGCGCAATCTGGTGTTCAACGGCAGCACCTGGGACCGGGCCAAGAAGCCGGCTAGCACGGCGCGGCTTCTGTCTGCGGCGGCGACGACCAATGCCGCTAGCGTCAAGACCAGCGCCACCGACCTGTTCCGCCTGCGCGGCCATAATGCGGCAGCGGCGGCGCGCTATCTCAAGCTCTACAACAAGAACGTGGCGCCCACGGTCGGCACCGACACGCCGGTCGCGACCTATTACCTGCCGCCGGCCGCCCCGTTCGAGATCGCGTTCGATACGCCGCTCTATTTCAGTGCCGGGCTTGCCTATGCGCTGACCGGCGCGGCGGCGGACAGCGACACCACCGCGCTGGCGGCGGGCGACGTGCTCTGCCTCAACATCCACTACGCCTGAGGAGGCCGACCATGGCGATCTGGCGGCTCGACAGCGACACCACGGGCGAGGTTTTCGACGACGGCCTGCCGTTCATGCCCGGCGACGAGGGGTTCACGCGCGAGCGGGCGCAGGCGCACTTCGGCACGCCCGCTTTCTCGTGGATCGGGACGCCCGACCGGGGCGGAGCGGACGAGGGGGCGTAAGGCACCCATTGCGTTCGACTTCCACCACCCTCCGCCCCTCCTTTGAAAAGCAGGGGAGCAAGTCTTTCGTGAGGTGCGACGATGGCTCAATTGATCGACATCTGTAACCGCGCCTTGGCGCAGATCGCGGCCGGGCAGATCGTGGACCTTGCCGAAGGCTCGATCGAGGCGCGCGAGGCGGCCCGTTTTGTATCGCCGCTGCTGGCCGAACTGGGCGAATGGTCTGACTGGAGCTGGGCGCGCGGGCGCCTCGTGCTGGCCGAGCTGGCCAACGACCGGCCGGCGGAATGGCTGCATGCCTATGCCATGCCCGCCGACATGGTGCGCCCGCTGGCCGTGCGCGCAATGGAAGACGAGGCAGACGGCCTGCCCCTAGCCGGCCCGGCTTCGTTCCCGTGGCAGGACGCGCTGCCGCTGGCGTTCCTGTGCGAGGCCGGCCGAATCTACAGCAACGTGGCCAACGCCGCGCTGGTCTATGTCCGGCGCGTGGGCAATGCCGCGGCGCTGCCCCCGCTCGTCGCGCGGGCCTTCGAACTGGAGCTGGCGGCGCGTCTCGCACTGCCGGTGAAGAAGGACCCCGCTGCGGCGCAGACCCTGGCCCGTGCGGCGGAAATGGCGCGCCAACGGGCGATCGCGGCCGATGCGAACCTGCGCAGCGCACGCCCCGCCCGCTATGTCAGCGAGGCGGAGCTGGCCCGCGCCGGAGACGCGGCATGACCGGCGTGCGCGTGGCGCAGGCCAATTTCTGCCGGGGCGAGCTGGGGCCGCAGTTGCATGGCCGGTTCGACGTCGATGCCTGGGGCACCGCGCTGCGCCGTGCGCGCAACGTGATCGTGCTGAAGTACGGCGGGGTGACGAAGCGGCCGGGCACCGAGCTGGTGGCCGAAGTGCTCGACCCGTCGCAGCCGGTGCGGCTGGTGCCGTTCCAGTTCTCGCTCGACCAGACTTATGCGCTGGAAATGGGGCAGGGCTATCTCAGCCCCTGCGCCATGGGTGGCCGCATCCTCGAGACCGAGCTGGCGATTAGCGCGATCAGCAATGCGGTCGAGGCGGAGGTCGCGGTGGCCTGGCACGGCTTTGCGGTGGGCGACCTGTTCTATGTCACCGGGTGCGAGGGGGCGATGGGCGCGCTACTCAATGGCCGCGCCTGGCCGGTGACTGCGGTGATCGACGACGGCCATTTCCGCATTGCCGCCGATACGTCGGCAGTCGCGCCGTTCAGCGGATGCAGCGGCGGGATCACCCGCAGCGCGCCGCCGGTGCCGCCGCCTGCCCCGGTGGTGCCGCCGGTGACGCCCCCGCCCGATCCGCCGGCGATCTATTTCGGCGGGGCAGGGCAATTCGGTGGAAGGGTCTGGTACTGATGGGCGGCGCACGCATCACCCGCATCGGGTCACCGTACAACGGTCTGGAACTGGCCGAACTCGATTTCGAGCAGACCGCCGATACGATGTATCTGGCGCACCTCGACCATGCACCGGCCAAGCTGGTGCGCGCCGGGCATACCGACTGGCGCTTCCAGACCGTGACTTTCGCGCCGACGGTCGCCGCGCCCGCAGCGTGCGTCGCCATCGCGAGCACCGCGAATACCGACAGTGCCAACGGCAATGCCGCGTACTTTCCGCAGGCCGCCAGCTATTGCGTCACCGCGATCGACGACACGACCGGCATGGAAAGCCGCGCCTCGGGCCTGGCGTCGGCCACCAACGACCTGACGCTCAAGCGCAATTTCAACACGATCAGCTGGAGCGCGGTGCCCGGCGCGACGCGCTATGCGGTCTACAAAGCGGACAATTCGCAGTTCGTCGGCTATATCGGCACGACCGAGGGCACGAGTTTTCGCGACGACAACATCGCCCCCGCGCTCGATCGCGCGCCCCCGCAGGCGTCGAACCCCTTTGCCGGACCGAACGACTACCCCTCGACCGTCACGCTGTTCGAGCAGCGCGCGATCTGGGCGCGCACGCGCAACGTGCCGCATGGCATATGGGCCACGCGCAGCGGCCAGCTGGAGAACATGGATCGTGCCCGCCCCTTGCGCGCCGACGATGCGATGGCGTTCACCATCGTCGCCGGGCGGGTCAACTCGGTCAACCAGCTGGTCACCACGACCAGCCTGCTCGCGCTGACTTCGGACAGCGTGTTCCACATCGATGGCGATGGCGCCGGCGGCGTGCTCGACGCGACGCAGCCGCCCGCCACGCGCCGCCAGATCGGGCGCGGATCGTCACGGTTGCCCCCGCTAGTGATCGACAATGTCGTGTTCTACCAGCCGAGCGTCGGGCGGACGGTGCGCACCATCGGCTACGATTTCAGCATCGACGGGCTGAAATCGAACGATGTCTCGATCTTCTCGCCGCACCTGTTCGATGGGCTGGGCATCGTTTCGTGGTGCTATGCGCAGGAGCCGCGCAGCGTGATCTGGGCGGCGCGCGAGGACGGCAAGCTGCTGTGCTTCACCTGGGAGCAGGAGCAGAACGTTTGGGGTTGGACGCTATGCGAGACCGACGGCCGCGTGCTGTCGCTCTGCGCGATCAGCGAGGCGGGCGAGGACCGGGTCTACATGGTGGTCGAGCGGCAGATCGCCGGCCAGCCGCGCCGCTTCGTCGAGCGCATGGCCAGCCATCGCTGGGCCGATGTGCAGGACAGCTGCTTTCTCGACTGCGCGGTGTCGGGCACGTTCGACACCCCGCGCACGACCTTCACCGGGCTGTGGCACCTGGAAGGGCGTACCGACATCGCCTGGCTGGTCGATGGCGTCGCGGTGGCCGGCCTGACGGTGGCGGGCGGGGCGGTGACATTGCCGCCCGGCATGGACGGGGGGCGGCGCGCGACGTTTGACATCCCCTATCAGGTCGATGTCGAGACCCTGCCGCTGCGCCTCTCGACCCAGGGCGGAAGCACGATCGGGCGGGTGCAACAGGTGGTGCAGGCCGTTCTGACGCTGGCCGATACGCGCCAGATCGCCGCCGGGATCGGGCCGGACCATCTCTTCCTCGTCAAGTCGCGCAAGGGCGAGGCGTGGAGCACGCCCGATGCGCTGATGAACGGCGAATACCTGGTCGATGTCGACAATGCGGTGCGCGGCGAGTGCACGATATGGCTGCGCCAGACTGCGCCGCTGCCGTTCACGCTGCTGGGCGTGGCGATCGACGCGGTGTTCGGTGGGTGAGGGGGCTACTGGTCGCCCCTCCACCACCGACTGCGCCGGCGGTCCCCCTCCCCGCCTGCGGCAGGGAGGATCGGATCAAATTTTCCCCATGCCATGGGGAGGTGGCAGGCGCGGTACGCGACTAACGGAGGGGTTGGCGACGCCACGCCTGCGCATCGTGCCGGCGCTCGCTGGCCACATCCCCGCTCTCGCCCCGCGGCTGAGGTCGATCGACGCGGCCGAATGCCGCGCAATGGGGCGATCGGCGGCCGGCGCGCTGCGGCACGGGCTGGTGGCGTCGGCCCGGTGCTGGACCGCACTGGTCGACGGGCAGCCCGAGGCGATGTTCGGGCTGGTCGTGGAATCGGTGGT